CCAGCATTTGTATCGATAGGAACACCAACTGCATTCCTTTCCGAGTACAAGATTGCCTGTTTCTTTTTTACGATAGGTTTCAGGTATTGCCTCATAGCACCGTTCAAACTCATTCTTCTCTAGCCTATCTGCCTTCTGCTTAATCTTCTCAACCTCAGCTTCAAGATCAATCGTATCGGCAGCTACATATTTGAACTCACCATTTGCTTTGTTGATTACCCACCAACCACCCGGCTTGACATCCATTGCTTTTGCATAGCCAGCAAGCTGACCTACATATCCAAAGGAATCATTCTCGTGTAGTGTTTTATAGTCAACAAATTTATTGGCATAGGACCAAGGACTGGCAGACTTCACATCATCTACCGCACCCTCAGTGATCAGGTCTGGTGTTCCATGTATCTCGTGGTCACCTGCAACTAACGTCACCTTGTCACCATTCGCATATGCCACACCTGCCTGTGTAAGCAGACCCTTGAACACAGCCTCAGCTATGTCACCCATCATCATATTGATTACAAAATTTGTAGAGTGTGGGACAGCATCTTGTGGGCTATTCTTATCAAACCATAACTGGCAGTAATCCCTGCCCACATTCGACATTCTCAATGAGAAGTTATTGCTATCCCGCTTATCCACAAACTGCCGAAGTAAAGCAGCACGAACATCACTGACTATCTGATCGACAACCTCTTCACTCAGTGTGCTATCTCCGTGCCTAACTTTACTGAGATACTGGTGTATCTTTAACTCGGCAGGATGATGCATTACTCTACCTCTACGTCTACAAACTCTTCAACGATCTCAGCTAACTCAGCGTCTGGCTGTGCCTTTGCATTGCTATTGAACTCTTTAACGATGTACTCGTTATAGTTATCAATCCATGCATTAAAGTCAGCAAACAATACTTGATCTTCATCGGTAAGGTCAATCGTTGTGCCTAACTCAAGTGTCGCTGTTGGCAAGAAATATGATGCACCTGTTGGCAATGACTGCTCCTCAGATCCAAGGGCAATGCTGTGCTGTGGCAGGATACGATTCTGCTTAGCCATCTGTGCAATCGGGGCACCCATCGTTTTAAAGGCATCTTTATTATCGACTTCCCATATGAAAGGAATCTTTAATATGGAACCTAAGTCTTCGCCCTTAGCGTTGACTGCACCATTCATAGTTACCTCACCGAACAGTACACGCACCCGCTTGATGGATTTCAATAAGGCTTTAGTCTCAGCAGGTAAGGATTGGTAGTCCTCAATGTAGCCACTTGGTTTACCACAATTAAAGCCACCTGCATTGTCCCGTAAATCGTCCTTGAGATCCTTAGCCATGATGGTCTTTACATACTTGCCCTTGCTGTCACCAGTGCCTTGGATGTAACGCTTGTACATGAATCGCTGATTGAACAAACGAATCGATACATCGCTAGAGTACACAGGCTCAAGATTAGGACGGTCAAGTACATAGCTTCCTGCAGCTACAACTTCTACCTTCTTCTTCTTGCCGTTGACTGTGGTCTCACCCATGATACCTTTGTGATCTAACTTCAAACGGGCTAGATTGTTTTGCTTCTTTGGTACAGCAATATCTGCACCCATGCCCATAGCCTGAGCCATAGCTGCAAAGTTACTGTTGTTTACTAATGTAAGTTCTGACATATATTTACCTTTCTATACTTGATATTTACTTCTGCTGGATTCTTGTGCATCGTAGCTCAGCCGATACTTCTTAACCTTCTGAACTAACTGGTGCACGTTACTACTTCTTTCGACAACAACACCGTCAATGCTGAACGTAAAGTGTTTGCCGTCATGTTTGTATTCAAGTTTCATCATTGATGAACCTCCTTTTGCTCTAACCAATTATCCCCTATCTTTGCCTCAAGTGCAAGGGGAACATTGAAATTTATTGACCATTTTTTATTAATCAAATCTACCAGATCTTCCTGCACAGAATCAATAACCTTAATGACTTGTGCCACCTCGTCTGGATGTACATCAATCACAATCGAATCGTGTACTGAATTGACCACACAACTCTGGTAAGGTTTCAATCGATTGTAGATTTCCACCAGTGCTAGTGGCACGATGTCTGCCGTAGCAAAGGACTGAACAGGGTAGTTCTTAATCGCTGTGAAGTGAGTCACTGTACCATCCCGCTTACGCTTGACATCTGGGAATGCAAACTCCCGATTGCTAGGTATCTTTATGTAGCCATAATTCAAGGCTTGCTTGGCTAGTACACTGTGCCACTTCGCCACTCCACTGTACTTCTCCATGAAGTGTGTATAGTATGCAGCCTCACTAGCTGTGCGACCATAGCCTGTGGCACCATAGAGTGGGGCAAAGGTATGTGTCTTAGCTACCTGCCTACTGGTAGGCTGACCTGCATCTGAGATAACCTTGGCGGTGTACGAGTGCACATCAAATCCTTCGGTAACCTCCCTCATGGCAACTGGATCTTGTGACAGGAATGCAGCTACACGAAACTCTAGCTGTGCAAAGTCTGCTTCCATGATCTTGCCACCATCAAAGCGAGATACAAACACCCGCTTCACTGGGAATGTATTACCTCGTGGCATGTTCTGCATGTTAGGATTGGAACCACTGAACCTACCAGTCGAAGTGATGTGTTGATTCAATCGTACATGCAACATCCCATCGGGCTTGACAAAGTTAGCAATACCATCTACGAAGTTGCTCAAGTAGCTATCCAATGCTGATAGCCTACGCAGCTTACCCAAGAACTCAGCAGCATCTGCCATGCCCTTGGATGTAGCTACACGCTCCAGTGTTTCAAGGTTATCTTTACCAGTACCAAAGCCATTGGCACTAGCCCACTTCGCATTAGGTGCAGTGAACTTTAATCCGGCAATCTCTTTAGTGTTCTTGAACTCAAAGCCAATACCATTGCAGGTACCACACTTAGTTGATTTCTTAAATGCAGCACCATCCTTCTTAGTCTTGTAGAAGAATCCCTTGCCGTCACAGCCCTTGCATTTCTCTGCACGAGTCTTGTACACCATGTCAAAGTGTTTCTTGACTGCCTCTTTAAAGTCAATGTCACTCATGTAAGGTGTGATAGCTGTAGCCCATGCATCTTTACTGCGAGGCTTACGACTGTACACAACCCATGACAACTGCTCAGGGCTGTTGAGATTGATAGGTGTATCGCCCATCAGCTTACGCACATGCTCTTGCAATAGCTTCTCTGTCTCTGCCTTCTCGGTCTCGAACTGCACACGCACCTGACTCAGTGCATCAAGATCAACACGAATGCCTGTCTGGTAGATACGAGAGAGTACTACGCATACTTCGTTGGACATCTCAATCGTATCAGCTAAGCCCTGATCTTTAGGTGTCTTTAACTTTTCTTTAATTGATTTATATATGCCCTCAGTAGCACCCAAGTCATGCTCAAGATACATGCTAAGTTCAGCGTGAGGAATATCACGAGTGCTGTAACCATGTTTGAAGTACTCCTTAATTGTGTCTTGCTTTAGTACATCACAGTTATGTCTGATAGCTACATTGCCTAAGTCCAATGGCACCTTGATGCCTCGCTGTAATACATAGTCAGCAAGCATTGTGTCAAACACTAGCCCATCATACTTAAACCCAGACTCCCACAACCACACTAAATCATGGCTGATATTGTGACCGATTAAAAGTGTAGCCTTGTCCAGTAATCCTTGTACTGCAGCATGGTTAGCCTTGGTATCCTCTTGCACTTCCGAGTGGTCAAAGGTGTAGATCTGGCAAGGCATATCCAAAGGCTTACATCCCACCATCACTAATGTGTTACCAGTTTCAAAGGGGTCTAGGTGTTTCTTCCCATCCCGATTTGATACTGTGTTCTCTACGTCTAGTGTTAGGATCATGTTGCACTTTCGTAAGTCCAGCCAAATACATATTTCATTGAAGTCCGTACTAGCCAGTTTGGTTTTTTGTGGCAAGAAAACTTAATGGTATAGCCTACTGTACCTCCCGGCAATATCCACCAACCTACTGGTTCTGGTGGTGTAAAGAATGTAATGTTGTCATCAATCATGATGAATAAACTCCTGTCTGATAATCGAACTCGCAGTTCACAATCCTGTGCACACCACTGATCTTGTTCTTCACAATGTTGAGGTACCGCATACCATCATCCTCAGTCTGATCATTCATTGGTGGGTTACGTGCAATCAGAATCATTAGATCTGATTCACCTGCAAGTCCAGTCTTACTGCCTTCAATCATAGCCTGTGATAACACGATCTTGCCTTCAGCCTCAGCCGACAACTGTGTGCAATACACAACTAGGCATCCGTATAGCTTGCCTATATTGCGTGCGTATATAGCATTAGCCTTGAGTGTCTCGTGGTTGTTTGATGCAGCACCATCCTCAGCAAACTTACTGCCGATGTCCATCACCACAATGTCAGGCTTGTGCTTCTTGATCACTGACTCTGCCCACTTCATTGTCTTGCCAGTGGCATCCACAAACTTCAGGTTATCTTTGATTGGGTCATAGATCCTGTGTGCTGTGTTCTTGTCTGACACAATCTGTGCCATCGTCATGCCCGTAGCAGCAGTCATGTAACGTGACGCTACACGCTCAGGTTTCTCCTCATTACACAGGATTAGAATCTTTGCACCCTGACTCGCCCACCCGTGTGGTGCAGCACACAGCGTACTGTGGAAGCTTGACTTACCTACGTTACTCCGGGCACCAATCACAAACAGCATGCCATTGTCTAGTCCATTGACCGACTGGAACAGTGACTGGATATTAAATCTCCACTTGGTGTTGGATGCAGATGTAGCCAGTAGATTGTCAATGCTATTGTCTACATACTCGATGCGAATCGATGGTGTGAAATCGTCTTGATAATTATTCAAGATATTGCGTAAGGGTTCCATCGTAGTCTCATCGCCATTGACGTATGAGAATCCAAGGTTAGCAACCTCCTCACCGACAACCTGCCTGAACATATTGCTCAGTACTTCGGTAGCTACGTCAGCACCCATGACATCCTCATTACGAATCTTATTGAACTGCAATTCGTATGAATGTTTCTGTGCTGTAGTTAGTGTGGGGTTTGCTGCAAAGAATAATGCTTGGACTTCATCGACAGTTAAATCTCTTTTGTACTGCTCCATCGCACTGTCAATGATGGACTTGATCTTACGTATATCTTTTGTGAATAGTTTTTCAGGGCATCTATTTCCTCTTGTCTCATCGTAGAAGTCCTTGTTCATGAGACTTCTAATAAGCGTGAGTTCCATTTACTCTCCTATAATTTGCTTCAGTTTATCTATGTCTTCCGGAGTTCGATACTTGATGTCATCTTGTAAGTTCAGGGCTTTAGCATTTATGCCACCTGCCCGTAACTCACGAGTAAACAACAGGGTCTTACTCATTGCGTCAGGATCTAATGCTACCACAACAGTGGCATACTTGTAAAGCATATCTTTATGTTCATCCAAGAGTGATGTACCTAAAAGGGCAAAGCCTGTGCCACCTATTGTGTCTACAACTGCAGCACTGATACAGTCCTCTACAACCACAGCCACGGATGTATCACCGACAATGTACGGCACCCGTGCCTCACCGTACCGCCTCCACTTAGGCTGCACCTCTGGGTGACCAGCACGACCAGCTGCATCTACAAGCTTGCCTTCATGCCGGATGGGGAACACAACTCTGTCCTCACGAATGTCGTACCGTAAGTCTAGCCAGTGTGGATCTATTCCATACCTGTCACACAATGTGCTGAGATAGGGCTTACCGTAATCGACAATCACCCAGTCAGGTAAATCAAATTGTATGGGCAGATCTTTGTGGTACGTCTCGTCCCGCATCATCTTGTAGATCTCAGATGCAGACAGCTGTGTGCGTGTGATACCTGCCACATTGCAACTGTTGGCATAGCAGTTCCACATTAACTTGCCATTGTCATTGATCGCTGTGAATGTTTTGTATCGCTTACAGACTGGGCAGTTACCACGGTACAGCTGACCTAGGGATAGGTCTAGGTCTTGTACGAATCTTCTTACATCTATGCTCATTTCTTTTTCGATTTCTTTATTTTCTTTTCCATTTCGATTTGTTTTTCTTGTTCATCGTAATGATAGTCTAAGAGATTACTGGATACTACTTCTAACTCGGATGCCAGACTAGAAACTACATCTCGCATACACCAGATTGCACCGCTGTTTGGGTCTTCACTAACATGCTCAGCAATAATCTCTAGTGTGTTGGCTACATTCTCTAGCTTGTATTGAATGGTGTCTAAGGAACAGCTGATATTGTAATAGTTACTCATGTACTTCCCTTTCTAGGTTATGTGTATATGTATCACCTGCCGTGTTAAAGCGGAGCTTAGCAGCTTGCCGTGCACTTGTCAAGGTATTTTTCATGTAGGGTTTTACAGACTGTGGGTTAGCATGACCAGTGATCGACATGATCTGTGGCATTGGTACACCAGCATCGATCATTTCCACTGTGCCTGTCCTACGCATGTCCATAATCTGCAACTCCTTGGGTAGTCCAGCTTTGTCCATGATCTCACGGGCAATTAGGGACAGAGTGATCTTGTCATAGGGTTTAGCCACAATACTATTCTGCCTACATCTAGGTGCAATGTACGGCTGAAAGTCTACGTCTGCCTTCTGCTGCATGAGCATCTCATGTAACTCATCGGTGGTAGGTAACTCCACCCTAGCCCTACGCTTGGACTGTTCCAGATATAGGATTCTATTTTCCGCATCGTAGTCTTCCCACTTTAGGTTAGCCATATCCCCTAGCCTTTGGCACCACTCGTATGCCATCTGCACAATCAGCCCCACAGAACGCCATTTAAACGAGCCATAGGCTGTCGTAAGGAACCTCCTAATATCCTGCTTAGTCCACACCACTTTGCGTGCCCTATGGGACCGTTTAGATACCTTGCTGAACGGATTTGACTCGATGTAACCAAGCTGAATTGCAAAGTTGTACAGCTTACTGGTCACAGCATGGGTATGATTGGCAAATGGGATACCCCTTTCTGCCCATTTATTGTAGGCAAACTGGGCACGGGGTACATCGAATGCTTGCATGGACATGCGGGATACTAACTTGCCACGCACAACTGTAGCAAGCAGGGTATTGAGGCAGTACCGATAGTCACGCTGTGCCGATACTGAAAGACAACGATAGTCTAAGGACTTGTAGTACTCATCAATTGCATCAACTATCTTTATCCTCTTTGTCATGATTAAATGCAGCCTCCATAACTTTGTTATTCCATATACGAATGTAATCACCGAACTCTCGTGGTGCCATGTAGTATGCCAGTACCTCAGCTATTGCTGCTTGCCTACGGATAACATCTTCCAGTGGGTCAAACACTTGCTTCGCAGTATCTAGTAGTGTATCTACACACTCCTCGTATGCCTCTTGTAAATTCTTAACTACCAAACTATCCACTGCTTCATCATCAATTTCAATCTTGTATTTCATATTCCAATCCTCCGTTAGTTAGCCAACAACATAATTGTTAA